TTAAAATACCTCTGATTTCTCAGGGGTATTTTTTTTTGCTTATCTTTGTTTTAAATCAAATTAAAAATGGACATTAGAAAAATCTCAGTAGGTCCTGATTATAAATCAGGGGCTATGCACTACCTTGTTGGTCAACAGGTTCTTGGAGGAAACTATACTATACATTTAATAAAATTTAGTATAGAAGACGACACTTATCAAATCTTTATAGAAGACTCTGCTGAAAATGAAATTTTATTGTGGAAACAATTTAATTCAACAATGCCTATATCCTTAGAATATAATATTAATTTTTAAATTAAATGCAATCACCTAATCAGTTTATTGTTACCCCTGCTAATAATAGGAGGTATGATAATGTAAAAAAAATTGAGGGCTTGGAAATAATACTAGACGCCTCTGAAGAATCAGCTTCCTTTTCAAATCGTGAAGCTGTTGTATTAAGTACACCTATTAATTATACCGGACCTGTAGTAGAAGGAGATACGCTTCTAGTTCATCACAATGTTTTTAAATACTACAATGACATGCATGGAAGAAGGCAAAGTGGAAAGAGTTTTTTTAAAGACAATAAGTTTTTTATTGACGAGACTCAATACTATATGTACAAAAATAATTCAAAGTGGTATGCTGTAGAACCTTTTTGTTTTGTTGCTCCACTACCTGCTACAGAAACATATATATACAAACCTTTTTCTAACGAACCTTTAATGGGAATTATGGAATACACATGTTCTTCTATAGAAAAGCATGGGATTAAGAAGGGAGATATTGTTACGTTTACGCCTGATTCAGAATATGAATTTAGATTTAACGAGCAGAAACTATACAGAATTAGGTCTAAAAATATTATTGCATATGAACCTACAAGAAACTAAGTTAAAAATAATTCAAGCAGGTTATAGAGCTGTAGAACAACTTATTAAAGTTGCTAAAGAAGATATCATAAAGCATAATCCTGAAGACGACCTGTCAGCAGATAGATTGAAAAATGCAGCTGCTACCAAGAAGTTATGCATTATGGATGCTTTTGAGATACTAAATAAAATTGAAGCAGAAAAGGAAGCTATATCTATGGGACAATCTAAGCCCATGACCAAACAAGGCTTTGCTGAAAGACGTTCTAAATGATAAAGGAGTTAAAAAATTACATACCAAAAAACGTACTCTCCAATAAAAATAGAGGGCGTAGTTGGCGTTATGGCTACAACAAAAAATATGATGTAGTTGTTATATCTCGCAATGGTCAAATAGGAACCGTAATAGAAATATCTAATTTAAAAATAGCTTTACCTAAAAAACCCAAAGAGGTATACTCAAGACATGAAAACAAACTAAATCAGTATTGGGAAAAAAAAGAACTACCAACTAATTTAGAAAAAATAAAATCTATATTTCAATGGAATGAAATGCCTAACTCTTTTAAAGACCAATATGTAGATTATATTGAAAAAGAATTTGATTATAGAGAAGATGGTTTTTGGTTTCTCAATAGAGGTATACCTACATATATAACCGGTTCTCACTACATGTATCTTCAATGGGCTAAAATTGATGTAGGTTCTCCGGATTTTAGAGAAGCAAACAGAGCTTTGTTTATTTATTGGGAAGCTTGTAAAGCAGATAGTAGAAGTTTTGGAATGGTGTATTTAAAAATAAGACGTTCAGGATTTTCTTTTATGGGCTCAGCTGAGTGCATTAACACAGCTACTTTAGCAAAGGATGCTAGGATAGGTATATTATCTAAAACAGGTTCGGATGCTAAGAAGATGTTTACAGACAAGGTTGTTCCTATCAATAGTAGACTACCATTTTTCTTTAAACCAATTATGGATGGTATGGATAAACCTAAAACAGAATTAGCTTTTAGAATTCCTGCCTCTAAGATTACAAAGAAAAACATGCATGAAGTGTTTGAAGATGATATGGAGGGACTAGATACCACTATTGATTGGAAGAATACTGACGACAACTCTTATGATGGAGAGAAACTATTATTATTAGTACATGATGAAAGTGGAAAGTGGGTTAAGCCAAACAACATATTAAATAATTGGAGAGTAACTAAAACTTGTTTACGTTTAGGTAGTAGGGTCATTGGAAAATGTATGATGGGTTCTACATCAAACGCATTAGATAAAGGTGGTAGCAACTTTAAAAAATTATATGAAGACTCTGATGTGAGAACACGAAACGCTAATGGTCAAACCAAAAGTGGTATGTATTCACTTTTCATCCCAATGGAATGGAACATGGAAGGTTTTATAGATAGGTACGGAATGCCTGTCTTAGAAAATCCTGCTCATGAAGTAGAAGGAATAGATGGTGAAATGATTTACCAAGGTGCTATTAATTATTGGCAAGCAGAGGTGGATTCATTAAAGGGAGATGCAGATGCATTGAACGAATACTACAGACAGTTCCCTCGTACTGAGTCTCATGCATTTAGAGATGAAAGTAAACAATCTATATTTAATCTTACTAAGCTATATCAGCAAATAGATTATAATGATTCTATGATAAAAGAACATCATATAACACGAGGTAAGTTTATATGGGAGAATGGCGTAAAGGATTCTAAAGTTATTTGGGTTCCTGATTCTAAGGGTAGGTTTAATATATCTTGGTTACCATCATCTAATATTCAAAACAATGCTTTTCAAAAAAATGGAAAGAAGTACCCCGGTAATGAACACCTTGGTGCTTTTGGCTGTGACTCATATGATATTAGTGGAGTAGTAGGTGGTGGTGGCTCCAACGGAGCACTACATGGATTAACTAAGTTTAACATGGATGATGCACCTAGCAATGAATTTTTTCTAGAATATATAGCTAGACCTCAGACTGCTGAGATATTCTTTGAAGATGTATTAATGGCTTGTGTTTTTTATGGAATGCCTATATTAGTAGAGAATAATAAACCTAGGTTGTTGTATCATTTTAAAAACAGAGGTTATAGAAAGTACTGTATCAATAGACCTGATAAACAATTTAATAAACTATCTAAGACTGAAAAAGAATTAGGTGGTATTCCCAATACAAGTGAAGCAGTAAAACAAGCACATGCTGCCGCCATTGAATCTTACATTGAAAAATATATAGGATTAGATTTTGAATCTGTTTTTAGACCTGCTGATGAGATGGGAACTATGCCATTTAATAGAACTATAACTGATTGGGCAAAATTTGATATTAACAACAGAACCAAGTATGATGCTAGTATTAGCTCAGGTTTAGCTATAATGGCTTGTCAAAAACACTTATATGTAACTGAAAGAAAAGAGTCAAAAATAAAACTTAACTTTGCAAGGTATACTAATACCGGCATACAAAGCGAAATAATTAGATGAAAGATGTAAAGGTAAATATTAAATCTGCAGCTTTCCCAAGTCAATTTGTATCTGACGCTGAAAAGGAAACTAAGGAGTATGGATTACAAATAGGTCAAGCCATACAATACGAATGGTTTAGAAGAGATGGGTCAGGTTGTAGATTCTACAATCAATTCAGAAACTTTCACCGACTACGTTTATACGCAAGGGGTGAGCAGTCAGTAGCAAAATATAAGAATGAAATAGCAGTAGATGGTGACTTAAGTTATCTAAACTTAGATTGGACTCCTGTACCTGTCATTCCTAAATTTGTAGATATAGTTGTAAATGGGATGTCTGATAGATTATTCAAGGTAAAGGCATATGCTCAAGATGCAATGTCTCAATCTAAAAGGAGTAAGTATCAAGATATGGTAGAAGCACAAATGGTTGCTAAAGACTTCCTGATGGATGTTCAACAGCAATCAGGGTTTGACCCCTTTACTGTAAGTCCCGACCAACTACCACAAACAGATGAGGAGCTTTCATTATACATGCAAATTAATTATAAGCCTTCAATAGAAATAGCTAATGAAGAAGCTATTAATACCATCTTTGAAGAGAATCATTATATTGATTTAAGAAAAAGATGTGACTATGATATTGCAGTATTAGGAATAGGTATAGCTAAGCATGAATTTTTATTAGGCTCAGGTGTCGAGGTATCTTATGTTGACCCTGCTAATGTTGTTTATAGCTATACAGAAGACCCTCACTTTAAAGATTGTTTCTATTGGGGTGAAGTAAAAACATTACCGATTATTGAATTAATGAAAATAGACCCTGAGTTAACAAATGAAGACTTAGAGGAAATAAGCAAGTACAGTCAAAATTGGTATGACTATTACAATGTTGCTCAGTATTATGAGAACGATATGTTCTATAGAGATACCTGTACTCTTTTGTATTTTAACTATAAGACTACTAAAAAAATAGTATACAAGAAAAAAATTATGGCAACAGGAGGCAGTAAGGTTATCGAAAAGGATGACCAATTTAACCCACCTGTTGAAGTAATGGAAGATGGAAACTTTGAAAAAATTGAAAAGACTATTGATGTGTGGTATGATGGTGTCATGGTTATGGGAACAAACATTGTTTTAAAATGGGAGTTAGCTCAAAACATGGTAAGACCTAAGTCAGCTAGTCAACATGCTATTCCTAATTATGTAGCAGTAGCACCAAGAATGTATAAAGGTTCAATTGAATCTCTTGTTAGAAGGATGATTCCTTTTGCAGACTTAATTCAGATAACGCATTTAAAGTTGCAACAGGTTATTGCTAGAACAGTTCCTGATGGTGTGTATATTGACGCAGATGGTTTAAATGAAGTTGACCTAGGTACCGGTGGTGCATATAATCCTGAAGATGCTTTAAGGTTATATTTTCAAACAGGTTCTGTTATTGGTAGAAGCTATACTCAAGAAGGAGATTACAACCAAGGTAAGGTTCCTATAAAAGAATTAACGACTAGCTCAGGAGCAGGGAAAACACAAATGCTTATCGCTAACTATAATCATTACCTAGGTATGATTAGACAGGTCACAGGATTGAATGAAGCTAGAGATGCTTCTTCCCCTGACCCTAATTCTTTAGTTGGTCTACAAAAGTTAGCAGCATTAAATTCTAACGTAGCAACTAGACATATCCTTGATGGTGCATTATATATTTATAGAACATTATCAGAGGCATTAACATATAGAGTTGGAGATATCTTAGAATACTCTGACTTTAAAGATGACTTCATTAATAAGATTGGAAAATATAATGTTAGTATACTAAATGATATATCAGACTTGTACATATATGACTTTGGTATATTTATAGATGTTGCACCTGATGAAGAACAAAAGGCTCAGCTAGAGCAAAATATTCAAATGGCATTATCTAAAAACGATATTAATCTAGAAGATGCAATTGATATAAGAGAATTAAAAAACTTAAAGCTTGCTAATCAATTATTAAAACTAAAGCGTAAGCAAAAGCAAGAGCAAGAGCAGAAAATGAAAATGCAGCAACAACAAGCTGCCTCTCAACAGCAAATGCAAATTATGCAAGCTAAGAGCCAAGCTGAAATGCAGAAAGCACAAATGGAAATGGAAAGCAAGATGCAACTGAAGCAGGCTGAGATATCGTTTGAGATTGAAAAAATGAACAACGAAGCAGGACTGAAGAAGATGTTAATGGCAGAAGAGTTTAATTATAATTTACAGTTACATGGTATGACTGAAAATGCATTACAAAGCAGAGAGACTCAAAGAGAAGATGCTAAGGGTAAAAGAATATCTCAGCAAAATACTGAGCAATCACAACTTATAAATCAAAGGAAGAATAATCTTCCACCTAAAAATTTCGAATCAAATGAAGATAGCTTGGATGGGTTTGACCTAGCAGAGTTCGACCCAAGATAGTAAATAATTTGAACGAAAAATATTTATTAACTTTGTTAAAAATTAAATCAAATGGAAATTAAAGTAAAAGACCTTGGGTCTATGGATGAAAAATCTATGGCTCAAAAAGAAGAAGCAGTTTTAGATAAGGCTGCTAACAATACAGAGACAGCTGAGCAGAGTGAAGCACCTGTAGTTACACAAGAGGAAACTACTCAAGTTACACAACCTGCAGAAGCTACTCAAGAGAGTACCTCTCAAACTTCAGAGTTAAAAGAGGAGGACGTTCTTTCATTTATTAAGAATAGATACAATAAAGATGTTACATCAGTTGATGATTTGTTTGCCACTAAAGAAGCAAACACAGAAATTCCTGAAGACGTTGTAGCATATTTAGAGTACAGAAAAAAAACAGGACGTAGCTTTGCTGACTATTCAAAATTGAATAGAGACTTTGGAGCTATGGACGAAAAGCAACTTCTTAGAGAATATTATTCTGCAACAGAAGATGCATTAGATTCTGAAGACATTGATTATATGATGGATGACTTTAGCTATGATGCAGACATTGATGAAGAGAATGTAATTAAGAAAAAGAAAGTAGCTTTTAAAAAAGAGATTGGTAAAGCTAAAAAGTTTTTCGATACGCAAAAAGAGATGTACAAAGAGCCACTTGAGTCAAGTACGGCGTCTTTTTCTCAGGAGCAAAAAGAAAAACTCGAAGCTTACAATACATATGTGCAAGATTCTCAGTCGTATGAGGAAGAGGCAAAAAGAAAAAGAGATTGGTTTATAAATAAGACTGATGAAGTTTTTCACCCTGAGTTCAAAGGTTTTGACTTTAAGGTTAGTGAAGATACAACGCTTACTTTTTTACCCTCTAAAGATACTTCTGAAATTAAAAGACTTAACTTAGATTCATCTAACTTATTTAAAAAGTTTATTGATAAAGAGACAGGTTTAATTTCTGACGCACAGGGGTACCATAGAGCACTATCAGCTGCTCAAAATCCTGAAAGGTTAGCTCGGTTCTTTTACGAACAGGGTCAAGCCGATGCAACAACAGACGTAACAAAAAAAATGAAAAATGTTAATATGTCTACGAGGAATGCTCCTCAAGTTACAAAGAAGGATGGTATGACAATTAGAGCAATCAACCCAAGTGAGGGGAGAGGGCTCAAAATTAGAAGTAATAAAAAATAATTAACAATTAACAATTAAAAATTTAAAAAAATGGCAGGAGCTTTAAACGCAACTCCGGGATTTTCATTACAGCCAAGTGCTCAGAAAGTTCCATTGG